TAACACTTCATTGATTTTATAGTCCATCTTATCCTTAGCGTCTAGTATGGTATCTGAAGTAACAGCCGATGCAAAGATTATGCTATCTGCATCTATAAGAACTGTGATTGATTTACTCATTATTTTTAAGTTTTATGAAGCTCTCGGCATCTACAAGATTTCTGAACGTCTTGTCCGATTTACTTCCGTTAATTGTTATTATAGCTCTGTAATTACCGTTAGTCCTTTTAAATATACATCCTTTCTTTCTCGATTCATAATAGTCAGAGTTTTTATGATTAACAGACTTATCTACTAATCTAAGGTTGGATAGCCTATTATCTAACTTATCTCTGTTTATGTGATCTACAACTAAACCCTTTTGTTTATAGTCAGAATCTATATAAGCCTCACAGACTAATTGGTGAACTGGTCGTATTTTTGTATTAACATTAACAACCATGTAACCTCTAACTGATTTATTAGGCTTTAAATTCCTTTTTTTAGGTACAGAGTAAATATCACCTTCTTTAGATATAAGATACTTTCCGTTGTAATTAGGTATATCTATCATACATCCTCCCCCTCTAAGTATTTCTGCAATGCCGCAAGTGACCTCCAACAAACTTTAGTTAAATGCAACATACCGTCATCATCCATAGGGTCAATAGAGTGATCCATTAAGTGTCTAGTTAAAGCATCTAACTCATCTCCACTTTTACTCCTATCCCAATGCAATTTATCACCGTTTCCATGCTGATCGTTTCCAGCTTGACTAGCCTTAGACACCTCTTTTAATGCATCAGGGAAGTATTTTAATACTCCAGAATAAACAGGCATCTTCTTACGTTTCTGCGCCTTAGTTTCTTGTTGCCCAAAAGGAGGATTATCTAACATATCCTCTATAGGATCACCGTTATACATATATCTATAATATAGATTTTTCTCTAGCTGTTCAGCTTCTGACTCAGCTCTCATTATTTCTTCATATCTGCTCATACTGCAACTCATTTATTATTGTTTTAATGGGGGTTTTTACACCCCCTATTATTATTTAGCTATTTAAAAACTGTAAGTAAGCTGAATGACTAATTTTATATTGTGTCTGGTCTGTATTAGACTGCATAATATACTGTAGTGTTCCTGCTGGAGTTGATGATACTCTAAGTAATTTAACATTTAAAGTTCCATCAGAAGGAGAGCTATACTTAGGCTGTCCGTTTAATACTCCAAAGTGCATCTTATGTCCCATATATTTTCTTAGTTTAACATACATTGCCTCTGTTGATACAATATCACCAACATTATAGTCTACCATCTTCTGTAGGTATTCTTTTTGCTGCTTCTTATTACCATCCTGTATCATATCCCACATCTTAATACCTTCATGTGTTTGTTTATTCTCTACGTTAAGGAACTTAGTAATGTAATCCATTGAATAAGAAGGTAGTCTAAATAATCTCTTAGTCTGCTTCATAACATCAAATGATTTAACAAACGTATTGAAGTGAACTCCGAACTTCATAGCTCTAGCATTGATCCATCTATTATCAAATCTATCGTTGTTTTGACCTACTACCATGTCAGCGCTATTATACACCTCCATAAAATCAGTAATAAGCTTCTCGTCACTATGGTTCTTATCCCAAGTCAAGGCGTGTATCTTAGACTCTCCTAACCACTTATAAGATATAGAGATAATCTTAGGCTCTTCAATAAGCTGCTTATGACCTATATATTGTTTACCTGTCCACCAAACCTTAGCTGTTACTCTAGACGTTTCAATGTCATATACTAATACTCTAAAATCTTTAGATAGTTCTTGACCTGTTAAACCTAATCTCTTTGCCCACTTTCTAATCGTTCTGGTATGAACTCCGAATGTAGAAGCTAATCCTTCTTGAACGCTTTGCTTAGCTACCTCTGTAGAGTATGCACTCTTAATAAGGTTTTTGTCATCTTGTGTTAATTGTTTAAACTTCATAATTGTTATTGTTTTATTTATTAATTATTGTTTTAGATTTTTACAGTAATAATCCCCTAGAGAGGTAAACTGAAACTCAACACTGCTTTTTACATAAAGTCTCACTCGTTCTCTCTCATCGCAATCAGGTTCAATGACCAAATATCTATGAGTCATGTATCCATCATAATACTTATCCCAAGCTATTACAGTTCCGCAATCGCAGCTAGCTTCTGGTATTTCTTCTGTCAATTCTTCCTTAGTGCAACTTGTGAATAAAAACAGACCTACTAATACTAATAATACTTTTCTCATAATTTAATTGTTTTTAATTGTTATAGTGCGAATATACAAAAAATAAATGATATACGCAAGTTTTATTTGATTTATTTTAATAACACTCTATTACTTTATACCAATTATTGCCCTCTCTAAACATTTCACCTATAAGTAACTCTCCACACTCAACCTCTATAGATCCATCGTACACAGAGCTCACGCCTCCACTACTTAGAGACTCACAAGTGAAGTCATTTTTATTATAATAAGGGTTGTTTTGAATACTTCCCTGAACACACACTTTTGAAGTACCTAAACTAGATACAGTAGATCCTCCGCCTGTACCGTTTCCGTTCATGTTACCTACTACAGTTAGCTTAATATTTACTAACCTTAAAGTGTATCCATTCAGGTTTAGATCACCTGTAGTTTGATAGTGCTCCAAATTACCCTTAGCCTTTATCTCCAGATCACTACTCATACCTGATAAATCTATAATTGTAACTGAAACCCTAGAAGTGTTTTCAACTGAACTTTCAGATGAAATAATCCTTTCAATGCATACGCTTTCAATACACTCATCCTTTTGACAAGATGTTAAAGCAAATCCTATAAATAATGTAATTGTTAATAATTGTAGTCTCATTTCTTAGTTGTTTAATAGTTCATAAAATTGTCCATCTAATACAATACCTTTTACGTTATTTGTATCTACAATACTATATAAAGAGTATGTCACTTGATTAAACTCATTAATAATCTTAAGATAGTTTCCATCTAAGGTAAAGCAGTAAGAAGACACTCCATTAAGTATTCCGTTTTGTCTCAATCCCATAGTTCCGTTTAAGTTAAAATAAAGAACTATAGCACCATTAGGTGAAGCATACTCTCCTTCCAGCACATCATAGCCATCTGTTATACAGTCACTGGTCCTGTCTGTGTCTATGTAATACTCATCTGCTGAACAGCTAGATGTTAAAGCCAGCACTACTGCTGCAACTATCACCCATAAAAGCGACTTTGTACTAATTGATAATTTCCTCATAATTTAATTGTTTTTATTATTGTCTGTCATTATTGACTGTGCAAACATACGAAATATAAATGGTTCTACCAAACAAAAAGGCAACTATTTCTAGCTGCCTTCTTAAATTAATTGTTTTCGTAAACGTTTCGTAAGTCTCTTACCATCCTCCTGACACAACTTGAACAGTTAGATGTCATTTTATTTTTACTAAAGATCCTATTATATATCTTAAGTAAGTTCTTTTGGGTTAAGTAGTCTACTGTAGATGTATTCCTAGCAAAATACTTATCTAGTCTGTTATACTCGTCTTCAGTTAAACATTCAACGTTAGTGTATTTAAATAACTTGTTAAGCGTTTCTTTGCGCTCATCACAACCGCAATCCTCACCTACTACAGCCTTAACTACTTTCTCTATACCTGTAGCCTTAGTTATCTTAGCTATAGTATCACCTAGTCCTTTAGACTCCTCCTTTTGCTGCTCCTCAAACTTAGCTTTGTAAGCTCTATAAGCTTTACTTCTTTTGTCACCTTTAAACTCTTCCATATTTATTATTATTTAATTAATGTAAAATCTCCGTTAAAATAGTCTTCAGCGTCTTCGCTAAATAAGCCTCTTATAACTTCTCTGTATTTCTTTATAGAGTTATACAAGCTGCTTCTACCTATACCTATATCTTTAGATAGCTTATCTAATGATAAACCAGACGTAAAGTAAGCTATAAATACGTTTCTATGATAAAACTCCCACGTATTAACCTCTTCATGTATCTTAGCTACTAACTTCTCAAATGCAATAGATTCTAGTTCAGACGCCTCTTCAGATACTAGGTTATTAATAGCTCTATCCATAACCTCTTGATCCTTCACCTCACTGTTGACTACGTTTTTCTTTTTCTTACCGTCAAAGTAAACACTTCTTAATGTCATATACATATAAAAGTCATTAACATCATCCTCTCCATAAGTAAGGTTTTTACCTTTTTCCAGATACTTCCAAACCTTTAAGTAAGCATCTTGAACTACGTCTTCAACGACAGAAGGGTTGCAACCCATACTACGTACAAGTCCAACCCATCTCTGGTGCTTTCCAGCTAACTTACTTAATTGTGTCTTTGCATTCATTATATATTGTTTTTTCGTTTCAACTAATATACAAATAAATACTAAGTTTCGCACTATAAGTTTTAAATACTTCTAATTGTTACTTCAACTCTACTATTAGCCCTATCTAACTCTGTGGGCAATATAGTCTCAGTTTTTACGTGGTCATCGTTGTCATCCTCCCAGCAACCTAACTCAGTAACAGCATCCAATAAATACTTAGAGGTTATTGCTATAACGTTCATCTTATCTAAACGCCTAGAGGTCTTCTTATACACCTTATAAGTAATCTCAACAGGTGTTTGTATTGTTACACCTTCTAACTGCTCTCTAACAGCCTCTAAATACATTTTCTTAACTTGATTATTAACTAAGAAGTGTAGGTTTCTATATGAGTTCATGTTTATATAAACCCTTTTATCTTTCTTAGTCTTTCTAGGTAAGTCTACATATAAAGGACACTTTAAATTGATAATTGCTTCCATTTGTTTTGTTTAGGTTGAACTACTGTTTCTCTTGTATGTGGTATATCTGCTAAAGGATCGTATAAGTCACCTATAATAACAGGGAAACCTATCTCATTAACCTTAAAGCTAAACGTCTCAAATGAGAACCCTCTAGATCTCTTACAGCTTACTGTTATCCATCCATCATTAACTGTGTTTTTTTCTAGAGCTATCTGACTCTCACATTTCTTCTCACAGAATGAACCCAAATGTCCTGTTGGTTTATCTGAGCCAAAGTTAGAATGAATTACTGTAACTATGTGACAGTTAAACCTAGATGATAATTCCATAATCTTTTGTACACACATATTAGACTCTTCAAGGTTGTTTACATCAGATACTAAATCTGCAATTCCATCGATAACTACTAAACCTACTTCGTTACCTTCATCAACTACCTTCTGCATATAGTATTCTATAAACTTTAATCTAGTCTTATATCCAATAGCTCTAAGTCCAAACGTATGATAGCAACCCAAGTCTGCATCGTCGTTCATATCTACAACTCTCTTAAACACTCTTTGTGCATGGTACTTACCTTGCTCTGTATCGAAGTGTAAAACACACTTATCGTCTCTATGACCTCTAATCTTACCTCCGAATCTATTCTGACCTGAAGGAGCTAAGTAAACTGAAGTTAATAAAGATATAAAGAAGGTCTTCATGCTTTTTGGCGGAGCTTGAATAAAGCTAAAGTTGCCATAAGTACCAATAGGTACAGGAGCTGTCTTTACACCAGTTTTAGAGTTATATTGATATTCACCAAAGCTAAGAGCAACAGGAGGTAATTCTAGTATTTCCGATAAGTCCACAAAGCAATCGTTCTCGATCTGCTCCATCAGCATCTTATCTATCGTTTCTTGTTCGCTCATATTGTTTGTTTTATTTTGTTAAGTAGTTAAATAATAAAGCTAACATAGTAAGCAATATAACTTTAACTGTAAATCGTATATTTTCTTTCATAAGGTAAAAAAAGGGGAGTTGTTAAGCTCCCCTAGTTTAATTTAGAATGGTAAGTCTCCGCTGTCTGCTGCTGGAGCTGCCTCTTGTGGAGCATCCTCACGAACTACTGTAGTCATCTTACCGTCAGTCCACACTACTTTACCGTTACCGATATATGTTTTAGCTTTCTTAGCCTCTCTCTCTTCTTTAGTTTGAGAGTCAAATAAACTTACATTCTGTCCAAATTGGTTTGTATCGTCATTCACTGAAATAGTGAAGTTATAATACGTTCCTTTTTTACCTTGTACAAATTTCTCTTTTGGTAAATCTGCTACGTTGATTGATACTGATAATAATCCTGCCATAATTTAATTGTTTTAATTGTTATTTAATAATTGTTAATTGTTTTGTTTAAGCTAATAAACCTTTTACTTCTGCTGATAATTTATACTTTTTTTCTATATCACTAATTGAGCCACCTCCTTGAATAAAGGATTGAGCCTTAGTAAACTCTGCGCTACCTTTGTTTAGCCATTTACGGCTGTCTGAGTGACTGTTTGTCGCATCAGCATCTTTAGTGTCATCAATTAAGAATAAACCGTTTAGAGCGTACTTACGAGCGTAAGAACTGCTTGAACCGAATGATTGAGCTATGTCCATCCCTTTACGATTAGGATCGACTCCAGCTTGAGCTGTTGTCTCAATACGTCCTTCAGAGTCAAACAATACTGCTCTTGCTTCAACAAACACTAAGCTACCTACTTCTTTAATCTCATCTGTAATCATGAGTGTTAGACCTACGTCTCTAAGTAAAGGCTTTACAGCTTCTAGAATGTCCTCACAAGATCGATAGTTATACTTACCGAAATTGTTACGTTGATTTTTTGGTGCTTTTAATGTAGATTGCACCTGAACTACTTTGTCGTGAAATGTCATATTGTTTTTGTTTTATTATTACTGAGTTGCAAACATACAACAAATAAACGATATATGCAAACTTTTTATAACTTATTTTAAATTAATTTTCTTTTTAGTATCTCTAACTTAACAACTTCTCTCTGTTGATCGGTTAAATTGTCGTATCCAATATTGTTAAACATTGTATGACTAACTAAGTCAAATATCTCTTTACTTCTATTGTCCATCGTTTTCTGAGTTAAATATTTCGTTTCTAATTACAGTCTTATACTCTTCTGGAGAGTCCTTATCTGTTAGTTCATATACATAAGTCTCTAATTGCATTATGTATTTGTCTTGTGATGCAACTAAGTCCTGTAGTGCTTCAATCTGCGCATTCTTTAATGTCATTAAGTCATTCATAATTATTGTTTTAATTTGTTATTATTTATTATTGATTCTAATTCATTTATTCGTTCTATCTTCCTCTGTATTGTAGCTCTCATCATTAAGTTGTCATTAACCAATGTTACAAGTCTGCTAACTAAGTCATCTATATATGCTTTATTCAAATTCAGCGTGCTCTAAGCAATTACCACATAAACTATCACTTAACTTACTAGCTTCAGATCCACAGCAATTTGAGAATACCCCCTCTTCTGTATGGGGGTTAGCTCTTGCGTATTCTACTATTTGTTTTGATGTCTTATTATTCATATCTATTATTTTAATATTGTTACTAATTTATCTACCGTCTCTCTAAGATCGTTTTGGTTCTTAGTATATAAGTATTCTATATCTTTTAATTCTTTTTGCATTTTAATATAATGCACTCCTACTATAGATAAACCTTTTACTAATTCCTTTAAATCTTTATTATCTGGTTTTAAGTCACTCCATTCGATTATCTTCCTAGATACTGACTCGAACCATAAATCTCTCTCTCTATTCTCTTCGTATGTCATTAATTAAAGTATTTATCTAATACTAACTCATCTACTGTAGACAACTCTCCAGCAGCCATTACAATATCTGTTATATCTGTCTCCTGAGCTAATACTGTATGAGTCTCAAATGAATGTCCTTGCTCTTCGTCTAGAGCGTTACAGCGACTACTACCTTTGTCATAATCACCATCTACTGTTAACACAGCTCCGTATAAAATTACTTCGTACATAATGCCATGTTTTTTTCGTGTTGAGAATAAAATGTTTGACTTGAGCGCACTTGTTGACCAAGTGACTCGTATCTATATCCTAAGATAGGATTGATACCTGTATTCCAAAATTGCTTTTTTGACTTCATAGTTAAATTGTTTTATTGTTATTGATGATGCAAACATACGAAATATTATTCGATTTACCAAACATATTGCAATAAAAAAGAGGATTATTTCTAATCCTCTTCTTAAAACAAACAAAAAACAAATTAAGACTTTATAATAAAACTCATGGGTTTTAAGCTATCTGCATCATAATATACATAGTTAGTATATACACCAATCCTAGTTACACCTCGCATTATTAAACCCCTTATTAGTTTCATTCTTTTTACAGGATCCTTTATATTAACCCTTACACCTAATCCAACTCTATGCGGATTCTTTGTGGTTAGTGTTAAGGTTTTTGCATTTTCTTTACACGTATAACCTAATCCTATTTGAAACCTCATTCTTTCCTCCCTAGCTATATCGTCTAATATATACACAGGCAATCTTTCCATGTAGTTCTTTCCAGACTTTACATTACATCTAAAGCACTTACAACCAAACTGAGACCAGAGTAAATTCTTTAATCCCTCTTTATCGTCTGCTTCTTTGTAATCAAAAGTATATTCTGGTTTATGTGCCTCTGTATTATACATGCTGCAATATACGAATAAATAGTAGTATTTGAGCTATGTATTATAAATACTTATAAATAATAGTTTTCGTAAGTTTTCGTAAATAAATTTGCATATGTCAAATATTTTTTGTAACTTCGCTTTATCTTATTCAGATAATTTAATTATTATATCTTTTAAGGCATCTTTAGATGCTACCCTACGGAGTAGCTAAGATATATATATTAAAACACAAAGTTAAAAAGTTATTTGTATTAGGGGATAACTATATATTTTTTTTTAAATAATGTATATATAATCTACTTACAGCCTTCGGCTGGTGTTTTAGTAGTTGTATATTAGTGCGACTTATAAATAAAGTGGTAAATACTTGTATATGTTATTTATATTTTGTATATTAGCGACCTATAGATCTATACTTCTCTATACCTCTAGAGCCAAAGTATGCAATATATATACCTAATAGTAAAGATTTAAGTAACTCAATCCATTCGCTAGGCACTGTTATATTAGTGTCAAATGAATCTAAGTAAATTAATACTACTGTAGTAACAGTTAAAAATATAAGACTTAAAGGTCTAACGTTCTTTGATAAGTAAGAATCACTAGCCATATCTGACTCCCATCGTTTAGATACTGACTTCATTTCTTCAATGTCTAACCTCATAACAGTAAGTGCGAATTCACGTTCTGCATCTGTCATACCGTTATCTGGTTTAGTTATAGCCTCTATAGCTCCCTGTAGATTTCCAGACACTAGGTTACCTACAACGCTAGCTGCATCTTTAAAGTTAATTGATCTTAAGAAGTTACCAATTTTAGTTCCTTCTCCGCCATTCTTTTTTAGTTTTGGATTATCGCTCATCTTTAATGTATTTAACTAACTCACTAACTGCCCAATCCCAATTTATATTCTCAGCTACAAATCTACTATGCATCTTAGGTTGCATTAAGAATACTGTGTTTGTATGTAACGAGTCAAATATATCGTGACTAAGTTCGTGAAATATTAGTATTTTCTTTTGTTTATTACTTAATGAGTTCCAGTATTCAGGATGTACCAATACTCTAACTCTTTCTTTATCAAACATACCATCAGCAAACCCAGCAAAAGGAGTGCCTCTAAGTTCATCACTTAATATAACCATAAAGTCCTTCTTTTTAAACCTTATGTTATTATCTTTCAATATCTGAAAATATTCATCTACAAAGGGTATCAATGGATCATCTACTATGTACTCATAATTTTTACATGAGCTTAGTAAAGTTATTGATAATAAAAATAAATACAACCCCCTTATATTAAACATACCCCCTTATATTAAACGTTCTACCATCGAGCCTCGTGCCCTCTTATATCGTAATGTGTAAATGTATTGTACTTCCCAAGTCCTCCTTGAGATATAAACTTGCCATCCATTAATCTATCTAATGCAGTGTAAACTTTGTCTGTAGATAAGTTCTTTACAACTAAGTCACTTGCTTTGCCTAAAATATGCTGTGAATTTGAAACTCCACCAATATCTTTATTGTGAGCTTCACACCTGTAAGCACTACTTATATTTATTGGTTCATCTAATATATCTCTAACTATCTGCAAGTTTTTCGCTAGTATTTCAACATTCTTCCTAACGTCATCAGGCATTTCACACCCACACTTACAATTAAACTCTTTTATGTTAAAGTTTTTTGTCATTATTCTTTCCCTTTCTCTTTTTCTTAGCTTTCTTTATTTTAGATATTCTATGTAGTCTATCGCTAAATTGGTTTATTCCGTTAGTTATCTGTATAAGTGTCCACACAATACCTACGAGCATAGCTCCTATTTTTATGCCTTCACTTATTTGTGTCATTGATAAACCAATCGTAGTTGCGTTTATTAACGCAGTAGACTTCCATTCCATTTCTTAATATCTCTTTAAGATTATAACGAGCTGTTCTATATGTGTTTGTTTAGTTTTAAATATTTGTAATGTAATTAGCCTCTGCATCAGTAATTTTCATTGGATAAGCTCTAATATCACTAATTATTCCGCTAAATGTTGTAGAGTTGTCTCTGTAATCATAATCTGTGTTAGTAAATCTATCTACATCTGAAAAAGCTATTGTAGTCGATGTGTCTACAGCAATTATCTCTCCATTCACAGAAACTCTAGTAGAAGCTCCGTCAACCATTACCATAACCTTTACGTTTTTAGAATATGCATCTACGTTATGCACGTAAGTAAACAAATCCGAATCCTTAGAAACTAATATCATAATACCTGAATTATTAGCCTGAGATCTAACCTGAACCCTGTTGCTCGTGGTACCATCACTGAATGTAACCATGCTTAGAGCGTCTCCTAAATCATCAAATCTTACGTCAAAATAAAAAGCACCTTCATCTTCTGAAAACGCATCTTCATCAAAATCATAAAAATCAATATAGTCATTATCTCTAAACACAGAGCTTCCTTCTGTCTTTATAAAAGATGTAGGAACTTTATTTGTTTCAAATTGACCTCCCCATAGCTCAACTCCGTCACCTAGGTAAGTTGCAGTAGAGCCTGTTCCAATTCTTATTATTTGACCTCCAGTATCTACAGGTGTGCCTGACACTGATATTCTGTACCATCCGTTACCAGCATCTTCTATTCTAGCTGTTCCAGTCGAGTTCTCTACTACAGTTCCACTTGTTAAGTTGAAATCAGCATCACCCCAGTTAGTATAAGGAGCAGTTCCTCTAGCTAAAAGAATATTTATGGGTTCGGTCCCGTTATTCTTAGCGTAAATAGAAAATGTAGATTCGTCTAAGCTTCCAGAAGTCGCTACTTGTTGTGTGAATTTAGCTACAGCAGATTGAGTAGTAGGCTTCATTGCCCAAGACTCTAACTTTCCGTTAGGAGCAATACCCTCTTCATTTGTGAAAGCTACATTGGTGTTGATATGTGTTCCGCTACTAAAGTCTGTATTCCAAAGGTAATAGTTTGTATTCTCTCTTTCAGTTATATACGAAACCTTATCACCTTCCCACATAAGACGTGGTATACCATTGCCTTCTTCAATCAATATCTTATCTTTACCAATAGTAGTACCTATAGAACTTCTGTTGAAAATAGTTGTATACCCAATTATAGGTAATATATCACCATTAAGACTTCTAGCGAATGGTATCAGTACAAATGACGGCTGCTTCATTTTTTTTTCTTTTTAAATATTTCTTTAACTTAATAACATTAACCTCTTTAGGCTTGTATATGTTTACTTTGTTTTTTAATCCCATAATTTTTAAATATACCAGCCACCTGTATAGTTGACTTCTTTATCTGGATACATATCCTCAGATGTATTCTGACTATATTCAGTGAACTTATTACTATTCAAGCACATGTAGTCAAGAAATCTCTTTGTGTAAAACTCAGCAGTATCATTCATTCTTTGAGCTAAATAAGTAACCTCATCTTTAGTTACAGCTTCAGCGTTCTCAGCAGTATGCTTATGCAAGCCTCCATTCTTTAATGTAAAGGCACTGTAAGGTAGTATCGTTGCTTGAGTGTACCAAACTAACATAGGTTTAATAAACTCGTCTAGTAAGTCCTTATAATCAGAATTAGAACTTTCTGTTATCGTTCCATCTACTATGATCTCTTGTAGTTTCTTGTATAGCTTTCCTCCTAAGTAGTTTTGAATGTGTATATCCTGAGCTACTTCAATATATTGAACTATCTTACTAGAATCTACGTTTCCGTCTATTAGTGACTTTTTCTTTAAGTCAGCTACACTTATAAATAATGCTTTTCTTGCCATCTTATTCTTCTTCGTCTGTTGGTTTAACTTCCTCCAATGATACTTCTATATCATTTACTTCAGGAGTCTCACTAAGCTCAACTTGTGAGCTTAGCTTCTCTCCAGTTTCTTCTTCTCTTTTTACTTTAGTAGAGATGTTTTCTAACTCAGTAAACTCAATAGGTTGTAGTGTTACAAAGTATAAATCTAATACTATCTCATTAAACAAAAGTATGTCAGTAAGAGCTTCTATAATCTCATCCTGTATTGGTCTAATAATTACGTTATCCATAAGTACAGCAGCAGTTCTTAATTCCTCTGCATTGTTACCAAATCCTGTATTATCTTTAATACCCAATAATATAGGAGATACAATACCATGACCTAACATAATTTTCTGTGTAGCTTCATCACTCATAAACTGATACTGTGCATGAGCATCAGGTAAATGGATAGGCTCTATATCTGCCTTAGTTTCTTGTGACTCGTTAAACGCAATGATAAATTTACCAGCATTTGAACTACCTGAAAACTTGTCGTATATCTTACGCTCTAAAGCAGCCTGAGTCTCTTCTGGTGGCGTACCGTTATTAAAGTTAATTAATAAAGACGGTTGTAAACCATTTTTAATATTGTTGATATGGTAGTTAGATACTTCCTCTTCAAGAGAACAGTATTGTAAACATCCATTATAATCTACAGGTGCATAGTAATAGAATCCACTTCTATATGGTTTAATGACGTATAGCTCGTTTCTCTGACCTTTACTTCCGTTTCCGTACGTAGGAATCCTTTTAGGTCTATCAGTAGCCTTTAGCTCGCTCCATTTTGGATGATAGTAATAAGCATCAATAGTTCCGTTTTTACCAGCTTTCTCAGCTCTAAGTGTTTCCATAGGAAAGTGAGATACTTTTAATATCTTTGTCTTAGATCTATTGTAAGATACTTGAATAGCAGCTTGACCTAACATTTTGTAGTCATGTGCAACTCTTTTAATCTGCTTCTTAGGTAAAAGCATTTTCATCTTTAAATACCCTTCTGGATTCTCATCTCTATTAGTAGCTTCTAAACCTCTACCAGCTACCATATCAACTATACCGTTAATACATCTTGAGTTGGTTGGTGAACCTAAATAGTTATCTATTAGTTTCTTGAAGTAGTCGTTATTATCTCCATACTCTACCCAATCCCTATTGTGAATTTCTTTCACTACAGGAGTCTGATACCCAGATAAATTAACTACTCTTACGTTGTTGCTTTCCATATTTCTTTTGTCTATACGTTTATAACGAATTAATTACATTATGTAACTGTGTGCCATTGAAAATCATCAACTAAGCCTGTAACATTATCTATTCTTATTAATAGGTAGTTTACACTGTCTCTTGTTAGTGCTGCTGTTGTGTATTGATATATAGTTCCCTCTGACTCTTCGTCAGTAATTAGTCCAACTAAATCCTCATGGTAAACTTTGCTTGAGTTCTTTCCAGCCGCTCTTCTAAGTATGTTGTCTCCTACAGATATTAAATCTCCATTGGAGAAATCAAAGGATCTTCTTCTCTTTGAGTTTTCTGCTGTGTTTGATGTATTTACAGATACCGCAGATGAAGGTTCGCTTATGTTTGTTGAAAACCAACTTACATACTCACTAAATACTGTAGGTTTAGATATGTATGGATCAGTTGTTAGACTGACAGGGAAAAACTCTTGAAACTTTATGTAGTCAGTATCTTTAGCTACCTCTACGTGAGTAACAATGTTATCTGTACTTCTAATTAGTGTCCAATCTCCATTAGAATTCCTAGCTATAAAGTGATACCTATCCCAAGGGCTAGACTTTCCGTCCATTATAGGTGTACCTGATATATCCTTATATAAACTCATACCTACTGTCCAGTCTGACACAGAGTCCTCCTTAAATACAGATACATCACCAGTTGTGTCTAGTGTTAATTCATCTTTGACTATTAACTCTACTATCTTATCACTAGCTTGCTCTGATTGACCTCCAGCAAAATGGTAATAAGTACCCTCTAATTCTGGTGTGTTAGCTAGGAATGTTGGGTGGTATCCACTACTGTTTCCATTATTTACATCAAAACCAAATGAATGCACTACAACTTCCTCTAAACTTATTGGTGTATCCTTAAATTCACCATATTGAGTAGTTCTAACCTTAAAGTCACCTAAAACATTAAATGATGTTTCTACATATCTATCAATACCGTTACTTCTCATTTCACCTTGACCGCTATTATCTACATCAAACTTTATAGCGAAGTCACTTACAACTAAATTACCTGTATTTGTTGGAGGTGTATATCCACCGCCTCCAGTGTCTCCTCCTCCGCTAACAGTTTCATCTCCCTCTCCTTCAGTTTCATCGGCATCACCGTACACATAATAATCAGCAGAATGGTCATATTGAGAGTAAAAGTTGACAGAGTCTAGTTGACCTCTAAATTTAGCTATATCTCTATATAATGGTATATTTCCATTAAATACAATTACTGATAAAGTCGTATCCTCTTCTATTGAAGATATAAAAGAACTGTCAGATAATGTTATTATCATTCTATCACCAGCTATGTAGCTGATGTCACCAGATGCTATTTCTATCTTTTGTTTTTTCTCCTGATTAATAACCCATGCACCAGTAGGCGTACCTTCTCTTCCAGAGATTTGCATAGTTAATACAGGTAATTCGTTTATGTCTAGTATATTCATATCTATATAACGAGAATTTTAATTAATTGTTCCTTAAATATACCGCATAAAAAAAGAGGTACATTTCTGTACCCCTCTTAATATTAAAGTATTAACAATTATTATGCATTCATAAGAGCAGTGTCAATAACAAATCCAGCAGCATCACCCATAATAGCTGAGTCGATGAAAGATGAAGGAGATAATTCTTTACCTTCAAATGTAATGTTATATCCATTTAAGTCTCCCATTGCAGAACCAGTTGATGTAGATACAGAAAATTCAACACCATTTTGAGCTCCAGCTAAACGGAAATTACCGTTGTAATCTTCAATGATTACGTGAGGTCTTCCGTAAGAAAGAAGTTTTAATTGTTTTTGAGATGCAGCATCTTGCACTTTAAGTGAGATAGCACCTGACTGAGTCCAGAAAGAAGTTCCGTTATCTCTTGAGTTTTCGTTAGTTTCCTCAAAAGAATTGTTTTCACCTCTTAACTCAAATTTGTATGTAGTAATAGCAGAACCAAGTGCTGTAATCTCATCGTCAGAACCAAGAGTTAAAGCATCATACATTGCAGAGTTGAAGTTTGCAATATATAAGTTTCTCAATCCACCAACGCTTTCTTTACAAGCCTCTACTCTACCACCAGTAAAATCACAAGCCATAGTTTTAGTTTTTAAGTTATTATTATTATTATTATTATAAGGGAGGTTTTACCCTCCCCTATTAAAGTTGATTATGCAGAGTAAAGAACAATCTCAGATCCGATACCAAAGTTTACAGTAGCTGTGTAACGTAAAACGATACGTACATTCTGTGAACCGTCGATGTCAGCCATGTCGATAACTTTAGCTACATTCTTGTCATTTAATAATCCAGTACCATACATAAGGTTTCCAGATTGCGCAGCGATCATTTTGTTAGCTGGCATACCGTTAGATACAAACAATTTAACTCCTTCGAAATCAAGAGCAGTCTGTCCTACGTGGTATAAATCTTTATATCCTAAAGCAGCTTGAGCTCTAATGTAAGCACGAGCAGTTGATGGAGAGATATATACAGATAAATCTTCTTGTCCGTAAACGGTAGTTGGAATAGCATCTACTACTTTCCCTAACTCAGCAATAACGTTAGAAGCATCGATAGTTGTACCAAGTACATCTACTACATCAGCATCAGCAGCAGCTAAAGCGATAAGTCCGTCAAATTCACCAGCAACAGAATCGTCACCACCAAAGATAGTGTTCTCAATCTTCTCAGCTACTTTAGATACTACGTGTCCTAAAAGGTAGTCAGAAAAAGCTGGAGGAATAGAGTCGTGTGCGCTCATTCCCATAGAGATAGCATCCCAATCGTCTCTGAAGTCTTGCTTACAGAGTTGTAGGTTTACTTGAAATTCTTTAGGCTCTAAGTAACGCTCAGTAAGAGTCACTGTAGAAGTTGCATCGAAATCACAAGTTCCATCAGCTACTAAATCGTTAGTTGAAAGTTTCTTGATTACTTGTTTGAATTTTACATTCGGTTTTACTGTAACTCCACCTTTTTCGATAGTGTTAGCAGAAAGCAAAGCCGCAGAGATAAAACCTTGTAGTTTTTCTCCAGCATAGCTCGTTGTAATTGAAGTTGTTGTTGCCATTTTTAGCGTTTTTAAATTAATTAATTAATGTTCTTATTTAAATAGTTTTGCGAAAACTCTGTCTTGTGTAGTTGTTACTCTATTCTGAGAGTACAAGTTATTAGACTTAGCTTCGACTTCTTGTTCTGGAGAGTGAGCAATTTCTTCTACCTCTTCAGATAATTCAACCTGCTCAGATAATTGAGCTGGCATTTCTTTGTAAGCTTCTTGCTTCTCCTTTAATAACGATTCGATCATAGACATCATTTCATTTTTAAGTGAACTTAACTCTTCTGATGTTACGTAAGCTGGAGCAGCTTGAACTTCCTCTTCTGTAGTTCCGTCTTCAGCTAACTCTACTTCTTCAGAGATTTCTTCTGTTACCTCTTCAGATAACTCAACCTCTTCAGTTGCTTCGATAACTTCTTCAGATACTTCAGACAATTCCTCTTGTACCTCTTCAGATACTTCCTCAGTAAGCTCTACTTCTTCAGTTGCTTCAGGAGCAGCTTCTACAGCTACTTCTTCCACTACTTCTTCTGTAAGCTCAACCTCAGTAGTTTCTTCTTGAGATGATAGAAAAACGTTTTGTAGTTTTTCCAATAATTCTGTTGCTTTCATAAATTTAAAGTTTTAATATTAATATAACGAATATAGAATCGACCGTTTTAATTATAACTGATAATCAGTTGATTCCGTACTCTTAGTTGTTGATGTACTAGTGTTTATTACTGTAGAAGACCCCTGTCCTATTAAAGAACCTATGCCATGTAGGATAGCACTATAGCTATCCTTACATTTACAGTTTTCCGTTGTGTAAGTATTTTTACACTTGCAATACCATGCTTTCATATTATTAAGGTGTGTTATTTACTAAGTTTGCACTTACAAAGTTGTATCCTGTTAAGTCTGCGTTTCCTTCTATATCTGTTATAGTTGTTACACTAGTCTCTATCTCGTAATAGTGGGTTGGAGCTGTAGATAACAAACTTAGGTCTTGAGTAGCACCGCTATTATATATAGTGGATACGTTAGTGTCTTGATTTGTATCCCAAATAGCTATTTGATTAATATTACCACCAAAGTAATTATTATGTACGTTAGAAGCTCTACCAATTCTGAATATATTATCACTAGGATTAGCTCCACTTATAGCTCCATCATAACCGCTATTACTAGCCACACCTATATTAGACTTAAGTACGCCATCAATATATATGTTAAATCTACTGTAATAGTCTGAAGATAGATTAGGATCTACCCCTGTAGTGCCTCCATCAAATGTAATCATTACATGCTGCCAAGTGCTAGCTACAAAAGAATTACCTGCTACTAATATAATATTATCATAAACAGTACCGTAGTTTAACACTAAAGAAGTTCCACCGCTTTGTTTAATAGTAATAGCTCCTCCATTATAATCGTCTCCTGCTCCGTAAACCATTAGGGTCTGATTAGATGTATTATTATTAGGCTTAACCCACATTGATATAGTCCAAGCGTTACCGTCTCCGTTAGTAGCTCTTTCTAAAGCAGTCATGTTTACAGGATTCCCCTGTAAGTAGCTAGTACTTCCATTAAAGTTCAATGACTTATTATTAGTATAAGCGACTTGTGCTACGGTTACAGTTACTGTAAAATCTACAGTACCACCAATAGCGTTACCTGCCTTACAGTTTACTACAATAGTATCAGCAGCAGTTCCTAAGAATGCAGGAGCTGTACCACTAAGTATACCACTATCTTGATTCAATGTCATCCAACTAGGAGCATCTACTTCTGCAAATTGATTTACGATATTATCACTAGATACTATTTGAAAGTTTAATACATTACCCTCTGTCACTGTAGCTGTTTGATTTGCCACTGTAGGTACAAAGTTAACATCAGGCTGTGAGCCTCCGTTAATAGATTGCTTAGATATTACAGGGATAGAATAATATGCTCTATTACCTCTCACGCCAAAGTATAAATTTACTGAACTACCTATTGCAGGGTCTGCCTTAGCAGTTGCTACCTTCTCATTATTATCTTCACTATATATTGTAAGTTTACCATCATCATTAAATCTCATTGAGAACATTCCCTGTATTGTGCTAGCTCCACCTTTTCTGTACCCTACTACACCTGCGCCATTATCAAAGTAATATGTAGCATTAGTGTTTACATTCCAATCAGATACTCCATTGAATTCAAAGTCTAAAGCTTCATTTGTTGCGTAAGAAAATTGATTATCTAGTTGTTCCTCTGCAGTAACTACTCCACTTGCTGCTGCTGTATAGTTAGTTCCAAAGTAATCACCTTGACCTACCTCATCTAACATAAACATAAGTTTCTCACCCTTTTCTATAGAGATAGCACTCTTAATTACTGTATGGTCCAATATTCCGTTTATAATACCTGCTTCAGTGTTAGCGAAGTCGTGAACTATATCCCATATATAATCTACGTTGTTTATAATTCCATTAGGTAAAACACCATTCGCCCAAGTATACATTTGCATATTGAAAGATGATACAGATAAAGCTATTGTAGTCTTAGCTACAGCTACTTCGTTAGTTCCACTATAATCTATTAACGTTAAATGTCCGTCATTACCAAATCTAATACCCATAGCGTCTCCATTAGATACTACATACTTAGAACCTGAATTAGTAGTAAGTAATGTACTGTTAGAGCCTGCTGTAAATCCACCTGCATAAGTAAAGTTAGTACCCCAATTAGATGCTGTGTTTGCTCCACCATTATAAGCTATAGGAGATTCAGCTCCATCCCATATACCTAATATCAAGTTAGATCCTCCGTTACTTTGAAAGTTCCATTTAAACTCTGAACCTTGCTCTAAAGCTTGACCAAAGTAAAAAGGTAATTGTTGGTTAATTGTAGAGTCGTTAGTTGATGTTTCTACAGGTTCATTGGAGTTAGTTCCATAAGAAATAAACCATCCTGAACTCGTAGCTAACCCACTTGAACCATTAATCATATTAGAAGCATCAATAGTAACTGTAGAAGCATCATCTAGTACAAGCACTAAATCAGTGCCTATAACTGAACCGCTTACTACAGGGTTACCTGAACTACCTGAACCACCTAGTGTTGAAGCGTCAACAGTAACGGTAGAGCCGTCACTCATAGTTAATACTATGTCAGTACCACTAACTACACCACTTGAAACTGTAGTGTCTTCATCAAGAGATAGCCCTGTAACATCTACAGTAACCGTACTAGCATCTGCCATCGTAAGTGTTAAGTCTGAACCACTTAATGAACCACTAGATACGAAGTTATTTTCATCTACACCTAAAGTAGTTACATCTACTGTGTAAGATACACCGTCATTAAGTCCTAGTGTTAAGTTATTACCGCTCAATGTAAAAGAATTAACAAATGTATCATCTGAAGCGAAACCTGCTGTATTAGTAAATATAGCATTTAATTGTACTACTGCTTGATTAAGTACTGAGTTTACAAATGATCCATTTATACTCACTGCATTAACAGGTAAGCTTTCAACTATAACCTTAGCACCTCCTTTAATCTTTATCTGTATCTCTGTGCCATTTGCAATAGCCTCTAGTGTGTTTACTGCATGAGGAACTAGTAAACTATCAGCTCCTAAAGATAAGTCTCTTAAAAGTATTGTAGAGCCTGTGGAATCTAATCCGAAGTCCATTACCTTATACTTTAAATATGGAGAAATAAGCTCTAAGTCTTTATCTTCGAATAACCTGTTATGTACAATAGCCTGATACCTACCTGTTCCATCGTCACCTGCTCTAACTTGTAGCACTCCGTAGTCAATGTCATTAGTTCTGTCTACTTTACGTATCTCAGCAAAGATAGTAGTACCTGCGTGAATCTCTACAGGGTGATCAAAGAACCACTCTATTAAGTCTCCTGCAAATCTCTTCTCCGTAGTGCCTAGTATCTGCTTATATACTTGTATGTCATTAATAGATAATTTATATTCTAAAGACACTCCTACCTCTACATTCTCTGCTAGTGTTGTAGTAATACCTAATCCTGCTATATTTACAGCAAAATAGTTAGGACCTGTATAGCCTATAGAAGTTAAAGCGTCAGGGCTTCCACCTAAAGGTAAAGAGAACATATCTGTATATACTCTACCGCTAGGAGGAATAAAACCATCAGCTCCTTGATTAGCTACTAAGCTTTGATCTTTTAGTCCACCCCACATAGGGTAAAAGTTTGTATCATTACCTAAGTTAGTAAAGAATATGTTTTCAGCTCCTGAAGACATCTTATGTTGCTCGCCTAAGAATAGTGAGTTAAGAGTAGTCTCTATAGCTCTGTCACCTATTAATTGGTCCTGTTCAGGGTCATATTCAAAGTGACTTAGTGTTTCTATTTCTTTATCTGTAATGGTTCTACCAGATACGTAATCTGTAGAATCGTTTTGACTATCCCTACTTGAGTCTATGCTATTTAGTATGCTGTTTGACTCTATATCGTTAAATGGATGCTGACTATCGTCAGACGTACCTCCTGTGTTTCTAATTATAGGCATTTTGTTATTGTTTTAGGATTAAGTTCTTAATTATATCTATTGCTTTCTGAGCAGCTAGCTCTTCAGTGTCTTCTTCTTTATTTGATTTATCTAACTTATCTGTGAAGAACCCCTCTATACTAAAGCCTTTTACACGATTAGTCTTAACAAACTCTTCCCATATCTCATCATTGTTTACTTTAACGGATACCATCCAAGTTCCTAAAGGCATATTTAAGCCATACTTTCTAGATTTGTCTTGTACTTCGTCTTCTACAATCCAAGACTCCACTACAGATAATCCACCAATCTCTACTTCATGTTCAAGTGTAGCGTTATTCTGCTTACCCCTCGATAGAAAAAGCTGAGATGCTTTTCTTACTGTCTCACTAGAGAATTTAATAAAGTATTCTCCTTCAGAGTTTCTTCTGTATATCTCTTTGTTAGGTATAAGAGCAGCACCCATAAGGATTCTACGCTCTTGATTAACCTCAGTCAATTTAACTTCTGCTGCCTTTAAAGCAATGAAGTCTTCCTCTATAGCTGGGTTCTCAACGATTGAGATAGCTTCTATGCCACCAAAATCGCTTTCCTCATCTATAAATAATTCGTATGTCTCTAAGTTTTCCATAGTATTATAACGTGTTTATTTTTTGTTATATTTAATCTCCTAAAGATGCTGTAGTTTTAATTACATTATCTAATTGTTGCTGTGATGTCATTTGAGATGAAACTACATAAGCCTGAACAGGCTCGTTGAATTTAGAACCAACTCCTTGTGCTAATTGATTAACTCCAGTGGATCCAACTAAGTTAAAGTCAAACTCTCTTGAAGGTGCACCTGCGCCACCTCTAGGAGCAGCGCCACCACCTCCTCCGCCTCCACTAGAACCTCCCATAGAGGATTGCCCTATAGCAGATGCAGCAATAGCGGCAATAGATATACCAGCTCCAATCTTATTCTTAGTTACTCTGGTTGCACCTGTAGCTTGTATTCCAGCAGCAGAAGCAAAAGAAGCTTTACCAGCAGCTATTAAACCAGCACCCATAGGATTACCTCCAGCTAACATAACAGCACCTTTAGATGCAGCAGCCATACCAGTTGCAGTAGCCTCCTGAGACGCTGCGTTAGTTGCAGCCATTATACTTGCGTTGGCAGATTGAGTATTCACTACTACATTTGCAATAGCAGCACCCTTCTCTAGTACTAATGCAGCCATAGCCATTGCTTTATTTTCTTGAGCAAAACCCTTCATTATACTGCCGACTCCAGATACCCAAGAGATGTATTCTAAGTTTATGTTTTTCTTAGCATCTATCTTATCTCTTTCTATTTGTAGTTCAAATTGCATTTGCTCCATTAACCAGCTATTTCTATCAGCTTGTATTAGTTGCTCAATTTCTAGTAGTTCGTAACCTTGTCTGTCTAATCTTATTTTCTTCTGTTCTAAGTCAGCCTCAAAGTTTTCTTGTTCAGCCTCTCTACGTGCTAATGCAGCTTCCTGTTGTCTTTCTATATCTTCAGCACCTACTAATGATTGAGGTTTGTTTAACATACCAGCTCCAGTTCCGTCAGTAAATGCAGCCATCATAGCTTCATTGTCAGAAGCCATTTGTAGTCTATTGTTTATCATGTCAGCGTTAAACTTACGCATAAGCTCTAATTGAAATACTTGCCTTTGTGTTGTATGAAGTATAGTTAAAGCAGTTACACCTTCTTGATACTCTGTTTCCGCTTGCATTTCAGAATCCCTAAATACACTTTTAGCATCAGCAATCTGAGCATCTGTTCTCTTACCTTTAAGGTAATCCTCTAGTCTTAATTTTTGCTTCTCTATAAAGCTAGTTTTTCTCCTTAGTAAATCTTGATTAGCGTACTTCTGTTTAATATTTAACTGCTCTCTTTCATTCTCTTCAGCCATTAAAGCTTGCTTTCTATTGGTATCTAATATGAATTTTTCTAAATCTAATAGCTGTTGTTTAAATATTGCGTTAGATGCACCTCTTCCTCCACCTCTTTTTCTATCGTTAAATATATCCTTTACATCTGGTATTTTATCTACAAGCTTATCTATAGTTAACCTTATTTCAGCTTGATCTTCAAGAGCTTCATTGAGTTCAGTTGTAGTGGATACTAAGGCTCTTTCACTAGCTCTAAGTTTATCATAACTCCTTTGTTGGTCATCAGCAGCACTAACACTTTTAGCGGTTGTCTGACTGTTTATACTAGCTCTCTTGTTCTCAACCTCAAGCCTTTTAATATCTATCTCTAACTGAATTTCGTCAGATTTTATTTGAAGCAGTGCTAGTTTAGCGAACTCATCCTCAATTAACTTCTGTATAGCTTGAGCCTTAGCTAAGTCTTCTAGGGCTTGTATTTTCCTGTCTATAGCCTCTACACTTTCATCTGTTATCTTACCATTCTCACCTATAACTATGTTTAAATCCTTATATTCAGAGTTTGCACGATTAACAGCTCTCTCAGTCTCTTTAAGACTCATTGTGTTAAGTTCGTTAGCTCTAGCGAGTATCTTTAAGTTTGACGCTGCCTTAGCTGCCGAATCGCTTATACTGTTAGTAGATTTCTCTGCTTTCTTAGTTGAACCAGCAAATGCATCCATTAAAGCAATAGCTGTTTGCACGGCTAACAATATACCTAAAGGACCTCTTAATACGGTCCACATACCTTTTAAAGCACCAACGAATCCCCCAGCGTTACGAGCTGATAAAGCGAACATAGAAGCTAACTGAGACAAGTTGTTTGCCACACCCCTAATACCGTAAGGTGCATCAGATATAGCTCTACCAAGTTCTAATACAGAAGCTGTTGCGGTACCAGAAGCAGCAGTAGTACCGCTAATAGCAGTACCTAACTTTTGATATGAAGCGGCTGTAGCTTGTATTTGACCACCAGAAGTCATTTTACTAACTGTAGTGTTAAGTTGCTTAGCAGCTTGTTCAGCTTGTTTAGCTGTAAGGGTAATTTTCTCAAATCCCTTCTCCATAGTCTTTAAGCTGATTTGACCAGTCTTAGAGTCTACTTGAATCTTAATTTTTACTGTTTGCTCTGCCATTATCTTCTTTTAGTTACATTCTTAAATTCACTCCAGTTCTGTGGAGTCTTATACTTTCCTTTTGCTATGTTAATATCCTCATCTCCGACATTAAATTCATCGGAGTTGAGTATATCTATTAATTGTTTTAATCCTTCCATATTAAACAGTTATTTCTATTATATTACTATCTTCTGACTCTAGAAATGTAGTATTGTCATAGTACTTAGCTTTCCTAGCTGTTATGTCGTAAATGCCAGCTCCTAGCTCGGAATCTGCTAAAAACGCTCTACCATCATTGAAGTCCATTTGATAAACACCCTCTACATATAACTTATATACGGCATCATTGTTTGGCGTTGGGTCATATACTCTAAATAAATTACCATTAGAGAACGATCCACCTAATATTAATTCAGGTTCATTCAAGTTTATATTAGAGTAAGCGATGTCATTCATTAACTCCATCTTAGACTCACCAGTTGTTATATTAAGCTTTAATGAGTTTATTCTGTACTTTCTTCCTTTGATTATAACGACATCCTCTAGTTTCAATTTCATTACAATTCTCACAGGTAGATAGGCGGATATATCTATAAGTCTAGATTGTTTGTCGTATATACCTAGTAAGTAGTTTTTATGGTAGTTTTGAAATAATGAGTTCTCATTAGTTCCAGCTCCCTCCCATACATACCATTCATCAAACTCACTACCAAAGTTAAGTGATTGTAAGTTGCCTCTTAACGAATTAGAAGGTCTAAAGTACCTTGTTATATTAGTGTGAGATGATGTGACTAAATCACCATTTCTATCATATACACTACCATCAAAGTCTATCTTAGCGTCAGCCCCAGATGAATCTGTAGTTCCGTATATATCTTCAATTATTGGGTAGAATAATAAAGGCTTACCTAATACAGGGTTTTCGTCTTTACTAGCCATCCATCCCCATTGAATATCCATTACAGTAGTTTCATCTGATTGGTCTGTCATTCTCTCATACATAACTTTTTCAAAGTTAGCCTTGACATTGTATTTACCTCCATCAAACGCTATAGGTGCATTTAAGTCTCTACTTAAGTTATTCATTAGTTCTGATCCGAATGTGTCTGCTGTTCTTTCATTTTGCTTTATAGCAGCTAGAGTTTTGTGTGGTGCAAACTCATATTCTACAGATGAAAATATATTATTTCTTTTAACTATTAAATCACTTGTATCAACGAATTCAGTTATATCAACCTCACTACCACCTAGATAAAACGCATCTAATGGTCTTACTCTTATTTGACCAGAGTACCTAGATACTTCTGTTTTAGGAACTAAGTAAGCTGTAAGATTAAACATCTTAAATATAGATGTTAAAAAATCCAATACCTTCATGTTAGGTAATTGAGCTTGTATACCAACTCCACTTCCAGATAGTGTTTGTGCATTTTCACCATCATACTCATATAGAGTAGGGTCTGTGTATATTACAGGCGTCCAAGGGTTTGTTATATCTGGATTAACTACCTGAGCTGTATTAGCTTTTACTTTAGTTAAAAAGAAGTTCTTTATACTGTATTCAGATATACCAGATTGAGTTGTAATCTTAATTCTAGGCTTAACGTACATGTAGTTTGCGTATGAGTTAGCTCCAGAGCCTTGAGTACCAACATTGAATACATGAGATACAGAAGTGTCTCCTCCACCTATGAAATAGTAATTATTAGAGCTGTTTGAACCAGAGCTAAAATCTATTATCTCAACAATATACTCTCCAGCACCAACAACATCTACGTCAAAATCTATTTGATAAGAGTAAGATACAGGGTTAGAGTAACCTCCTTGAAGGTTTCTACCTGTGTCAACTATACTTAAGTAATCTAAATCCCATCCGTTAGTGTCTTGATTAGAGCTTGCTCCGCTTTCACCTCTCCACTCGTATTGGTCTGAAACTATAGCAGTTCCGTTATCAGGCATTATAGCTAATTCACTTAATGTAAATGAATCTGAGGATGACTCTAGTTGTTTACTAATACCACCTCTTTCTCTATGCATAAACAAGCATAATTCACTGTATGCAGTGTTGTTTTCATTAAAGAAGTCATCGCTAAATACTATACCGTATTTTTGCTCTATAGCCTTTATTACGTGCTTTATTTTAACAGCTAACTTTAAATCCTTATAATAAATACCTTTTTTTGTCTGAGTAGAACCCCATTTTACGTTACGACTATCAACTCTATCTTTTACCTGAGGTAAATCTGCTGAGTCATAAAAATAATGTGAGTCACAGCTAATGAATGGTATAAATACGTCTGGAGTCTTCTCAGTGTAGTCTGGAGCAGCACTTAAATCATAGTTATCATCAAACTCAAGTCCGTTTTCAACTAGTTGTTGAACAGAAGTAGCTGAGTATTCTAAGTTTAAGGCGTCTAGAATCGTGTTTTCTAAGTCAGGTAGTATATCATCACCAATTAAATCTTTAAGTGTAACTGTGCTACCGTAAAACACTATAGAGTAGCTGTAAGGTACCCCATTCCTAATTGAAGATGATGTTAAACTAATTCTACCATGCTTATAGTCAGCTCCACCAATTCTTATTACTGCTTCATGTTTTAATCTGTGGTCGTAACCACTTATAACATCTGCATTATAGAAGTGAGAGAATAATTCGTTGTTTTTAGGTGATGCTGGAACTGTAAACTGTTGAGAGTATTCGGTAAAAACCTTGCCTATATCTCTAGCGTCTTTTATTTTATCCACTATATTTATATCCTCAAAGTCAAATAGGTCTAAACTAACTTGAGTTGTGTATGTAGTTGCGTCAACTCTTTCAAATAAGTCTAATTGATCTATAGATAGTTCATAAGAAGTGTTAGATGCACCTCTTGTTACCGTACTCCCTTCTGTTTTTATATAGCTTGTTAGATAGCTTCCTGCTTCCATTTGAGCACCCCAAACAGAAACGTCTGCGTAACTTGAGTTATTTCCAGCCCTTAAAGATAATTGCAACCTATCATTTGTACTTTCGCTATATTCAAATCTTTGCCATTCTGGCGTTACTGTTACATTATTATTAAAACCTACTTCGTCTATGCTTATCAAATAATTTTGAGATGTATTTGATTTCATATAAACGCTCGAAATTCCTTGACCTGCATTAGAAACAATTTGCCTTATTACACTGTAATCGCTACTTCCTATTCCTATACCTTGATTAAAAACGATCCTATCCGCATTTTGTTCACCGATTGGAGATAAACTATAATTTGCAGTAACAATGGGGTTTATTCCTGTTCCTGCTGATATCTTACTCCAAGCTGCATTTGTTAAATCTTCACTATATAGTAAATTATTTGTTCTTTGAGGTTCTGATGTAGAATTTATGAATATTCCACCTGTATTTGCATTAGTAGTAAAAGGTATTGATAGGTTATTAGTTCCCTCTGTTAATGTATGAATTACATTTAAACCACCTGTTCCGTCACTTGTATCAGATATTCTTATAGTATTACCTGATTGACTAACGTATTCAGAAGAAGCTACTGTTGAGCTTGTGTTTTTAACATAAGGGTTTAATGTATTTCCATCCTCTAATTGAACACCCCATAAATAAAACTCAGAACTACCAGCGGCGGTTCTAATGTTGAATGAAGTTGTACCAGTTGAACCTACAAGCCTCCATACAGCAGAAGCTCTATACCATCCGTCTCCAACGCTTTCTATTTTAGAACTAGAATAGTAACCAGTTACACTTAGAGCTGTTCCAGTATATATATTAAATTCAGCAGTTGAACCGCCCATGTAAAAGGAAACTACAGATCTACTTACGTATTTAAAGTATGCTGAATGTGTTTGGTACTCTGAGTTTACAAAATTAGTATTTTGATTAAGTGAAGGTATAGAAATTGCTGCTGTAGCCTTTATTTTAGAAGCAGAAGCAGTTCCATCTGGAGCTATATGATTCTCTCCATTTACTGAGAATAACGAACGAACCCACTCTGAACCAGAGAAAACTTCGCTTTTATAAGCTTTATTAGTAACTAGCTTATCCTGAATATATTTTTGGTTAACACGTTCGGAAGCAGTTCCTGTTGAGCTTGCATTTCTAACGTAAGGACTTAATGTATTTCCATCCTCTAATTGAAAACCCCACGCCCAAATAGCTGTACCGATAGTTAAGTCTCCAAAGCCAAAGTTAGCACCTCCACTAGTAGTAGGTGTGTGCATTGAAGATATTCTATACCATCCGTTACCGACTTTTTCTATGCTAGAAAGACTAATTGTTTGATGCTCAGAAACAACGGTGCCAGTATCTAGATTAAATTTAGCTCTACCTCCACCAGCAAATCCCCTTAAAGAAACTGTTGATGAAGTGTCTTTCTTAACGTAAACAGATATATATATTGGTTCACCTGCAACTTGATTGTGTAAATCGTATGTGTAGTTAGATGCGTTAGAGCATAACATTCTATCTGCTGTGGTTGTTCCGTCTGGAGCTACTGAGTTATTAGCTGTTACTGTAGTGTTGTACTTAGTCCATGTGGTTTGATCGAATTGCTCGCTGTTATAAGCTCTATTAGCAACCAGTTTCTCCTGACCATATTCTAAATTAGCAACCTTTAATGTGTACTTCTTTGATGGTTGCATATTAAGTGAGTCTTGACTCATAGAAAATTTAGAGCCAGAAATAGATGTAAGGTGAGCTTTACCGTCATCTATAGCTGCATGATATTCAAAGTCAAATACAGACTCATCTTCAGTGTCTAATACGTTATCTGACAAAAGGTTAACATCACTTATTGAAGCTGGAATTTCTGTGTCTTTATTTACGAATAATTGAACGTCTCTACGCATTTAGTTGATTGAATTTATAGTATCAAAAGCAAAATCACATTTTACTGTATACTCTATTAGTTTTTCATTTATACTTGTCTTGAAATCTATACTACTGTCTGATATATTAACAGGTAAAACCTCACTATCTCTCTGTAGCCAAACATCCTGAGATAGCATTAACTGCTTAAATATCTCATTGTGACTCTCTGGATAGAATCCAGAACTTAGAGTTATAGATTGTTTACCAGATTTATATAAGTTTTTATACTGGTGATCCGCAGAACTGTAATTTCCAAATTCATTAAGTGTATTCCTTCTGAAAGAATCTTGCTCAGTCTTCATTGATTCTGTTGAATTCTTAAAGAACCATAGAGATTGCAATGCTCCAAACTTATTAGTAAAAGTAAGCTTCATGGGATTGTACTTACACTCTTTTATATAACTAACTTTTACTGTTTCTATTGAGCCGTCTATATTCTCTAGGTATATTTTGTCAGGTCCAGTTATACTGTGTTGATTAACAAACTCTTCTGCTGCTGAGTTGTAAAAGTATTCCTGACTTCCAAAGCCTCCGTCTCTTACTAAGTCCTTTAAGTTTATGCCTATATATCCAAATTTTCTAGTAATTATTGCGGCTGTAGAAAAAGTAATGTCATTGTTTATGCTATGTACACTTATAACTTCACCATCCTTCTCTTCTACAACCCTTACTGTTTCTGTAGCTGAGATTGCATAAGAAGAAGTACCTCCGTCTAAAGCTATTATGTGACTATTGCTTTGAGCTAAAGAGCCTTCGTTTTGAGGGTTAACTCCATCTTCAAAGTAACCATAACCATTGTAAGCTATTCCGAAATCTGGATCTAATGAATACAACTCACCTGACTTTGAGTAAAAAGGAAATATATCTATAAAAGGGTTCCAGTTAGCTTCAGTTCCACTTTTTGCTAATGATTCAGTAAAGAAAGACTTAGCAAATTCAGATATATTAAATAGTATTTCGGTTTGGTCTGATACACTAGCTACAGATCTTATCACATATGTAGGAGTAGATGGTCTATCCGTATACCTAGCTCCTTGATATGCGTATATATGTAACTCAGCACTGTCTATTGCATCTCCGTAAACTAGAGGTCTTACTTCGTAGAAATGCGGACTTCTAGCCATTATTTTCTTATCATAGTCGTATGTATTGTTATCTATGTCAGTTGATGTAGCTGTTACGCTTAAGGTACCTACTGATGAAATAAAAGCACTTGTTACATTTACATCTGCAAAAGTAACACTTACTGTAGATGTACTCACGCTTATAACTAAAGGTCCTAGCGATTTACTATTTGCGTTAGAAACCCTTAAAGCTTCAGCATAAGCTTCAGCAGCTTCAGTTCCAGTTGTACCTCCGTAGAATGTATTTGAGTCAGAAGATCCTTCTACAGCCGCAATAAGAGTAATTTCGTTTCCACTACCGTTTATAGTCAAACCGTTTCCAGCCGCTACTGATGCATTAAAACTAATTTGTAATTTTTTCATTTTATTTCTTTTTTATATCTTTATTAACGTCTTCGACTAATAATTCTAAAGTAGACTTAAGAGCATTTGTTATTTCACTATCTATATTATCTTCAATACCTCTAAACGACCTAGCTATAACTTTACTACCTTCAAATCCTTTTCTATTTATACTTCTAGCTATAGCGAATGCTGCTTTTTTGTATTTTAATTCTGTTAAACCTCCAGAACCTCTAGGTCTCATACCTTTATGCTTCATCCACTTTGATATACGAGACACCATAACTTGAGATGGTCCTTTAGTGCTAGCTTTCTTTCCTTCAGATACTGTAAGTAAATATCTATTAGCTGTAATCTCTACACCGTCCGATACTACCTTACTATTGATTGACCTAGCTAACTCCTTAGATGCTACATTACCGTCTCGTGAGAGGCGGTTTTTCAGCTCAGAAACGTAATGTTCTCCAATCTTTTTCAGAGCTGCTTCTATTTTCTTAAAGAAATCCATTAGCAGTCTTCTGATGTAGCTCCATCGTTAAGCTTTTTGATAGTAATATTGCATTCCCATCCAGCTATCTCGTTTTCAAACCTATCTTTAAATGGTGTAGCGGAGACGGACTCGCTTACTCTTGCAAAGCTATTGTCTACCAAGTCGAGTCTCCTAAGTCCATTAGTTAACTCTGTAAGCACCCTTAATTGTGTATTAAGTATATCTTGTGTGTTATCATTACCATAGAAGTCTTCAACACCTAAGTCTTCGTCTATATGGTCTACTATATCAGCAGCTACAACCACTATCTTATAGTCTATTGTGCGCTCTTCTATAACAGCTTCCTCTACCATTAAGTGTAGTAGTGGGAATGTATCATCTTTACTTAGGTTTACATCTGATAATTCACCAAAGGTAATCTTATTAGTGAAATCATTCCCTTCGGTCAGTGTTTTAAGTGTGTCTATTAATTGATAAAAGTTCATATTATTTTCTTTTCATTGATTGCTTCATTAATGTATTCTCTACTCTATTCTTATCTTTCTCGTATTCTAGCATCATTAAGCACTTGTGAAGAGAGGTTTCTGTAACTTCATCAATCCTTCCAACATTTCCCTGTGCAAGCGTATGTATGCTTTGAAACCATCCCCATTTTCTTCCGAAGTTCCCTTGTATAGAGGATTGGTCATCTCCCCCTTCAGAATGTCCTCCTCCAAAGAGTCCAGAGTATACTTCTGTAATTTGATTCCTAAACGGTAAAAAAAAACCGTCGCCCCTAAAGCAACCGAAAGTGGCATATCTTTCATGACCTGTGAGTATTTATCAGATCCTTCGTACTTATCTATTAAGTAGTACTCTTTTTTACTATGATATACTGGTCTAAACAATACAGCCATTGCTTTGTGCATTTGTTGCCAGTCACCTAAGTAACTCTCTAAGTCAATGTACTCACCAAAAGATATATCGTCTAGCTTAGGTATAAACCCAAACTCTACAGTGTTCTCATCTCCTACAGAATTCAAACCAGTCATCTTAAACTTTCTCTCTAAAGGAGTCTCTGATTCAAATAGACCAGTAACCTGTGCAATAGTACTCTCAAAAGCATGTAAAGGAATAGATGTAGCAAACTCTGGACTAAGACCACAGAAGATCTGTAGTATCTTGATGTTTAAGTAAGTCTCATCTTCCTTGTCCCACTTGTCTAAGACCTTTAAGTAGTCTTGATACTGCCCTAGTGTAATACCTGACAGGCTAAGTGGTATATTTAAATCAAATTCTTTCATGTTATTATAACGTATCTGCCATTTAATCATTCACTCTGCCACAGTGTCAGTAATAGCATGACATCATGTCAGTATATACATGCCAAATTGTCAGTTAATTTAGTGTGTTTTAAGCGAATAGAATGTAGACGTATCCGTTATAAGAGTATCTATAACCTAATACATAGTAGATAAGTTTAAAGTATTGTTGACATTAGGCACTGTCATCTAATAACCCTAGAGTTTCCCTTCTAGGTTTGATACATAAACACGTTAGAGTGCTGTTCTCGTAAGAGATTAAAGTGTGGGTACGCAGAAGGCTTTCCTCGATATTGTCATATGAATATCCGTTTGAATGAGTTTACCTGAATATCTAATAAGAGAAGATTCTCACTAAAGGTATAGTAATATACTTTATTAGGAGAAGTGTATTTAAACCAATCCTACATTTATATAAACCTTCAAACCTAAATTTATATAATTTCTAAAATTAGATGATCGATTAAATACAAAAAGATATTTGAGTACCCCACCATATTAAACATACCCCACCATGTTAAACAAGAAATGGTTGAAATCATTACATCGACCTACACCACCCACCAATCATTCATTTTACGTCAATCACACCTTTTCACACTCCACCACACAATAATACATATACTATCTTATGTACTTACTCTATTATATATATAATCTATATCATATACTAATGAACACCTATATATGTAGGCTTAAACACTGTAATGTATATACTCTGAGTTGAGAAAATGGTTATAAGTAAAGAGATATTTGGGTAAGTAAAATAAAGGTTT